TAAAACACAGTCTTTCGCTGCCAAGTGGATTGGTTCTCCCAGGAGTTTGTAACTATCCGATAGAATCTGAGCCGACATTGTAATCTTACCGAGGCCGTAATTGCTGCCGTGTTGGACTCAAACCCGCCAACGTCATTGCTCTTTCCTTCATGAGCCGATATGAACTCAGCCAACACCCCGAGCTCAGACCCTTCATCTCAGCCCACACCCAAGATCTGTCTAACTGGCCTCGGAAGGCAATACGTTCAGCATCTCTCCTGGTTAACAAAGATGAATGGCTTTATTTTGCAGCAAAGAGAGTCCAACACGGCAGCAATTACGGCCTCGGTAAGATTACAATGTCGGCTCAGATTCTATCGGATAGTTACAAACTCCTGGGAGAACCAATCCACTTGGCAGCGAAAGACTGTGTTTTACTCAAAGATCTTTACCTTGGTGGACGGTATCGAGGGGTCAACCTTTGGCACCAATGGGCCAAAGCTCGTCTACGAAATGAGGGAAGTCTGTGTAGTGCTTCCGGCCACACGAGGGTATTCACTTCTAGTCGACAGGACCATGCAACTTTTCGGGAGTTCCTTTCACACGAGCCTCAATCCAACACCGCATATGCAACTAATCTCGGATTACATAGGATCTGGACTGAGAAAGCAAATCGAAACTCTCGGGGAAGGACAGGAGATCGTATAATACTTTCTTAACCTGTAAGGGACTCTTAGGATTGAACGGCCAAGCGCCGATGGGTTTGAGCTTTGCTTCCATTCGCATAAATATTTCATCGAGGTGAACTTGGTATTGTTTGGATTTGAGGGTTGCGAAGTCGTTGTTGTGGTTGATACCTTTGAGCTGGGCATACAACATGAGGGGGACCAGTGATGCGTTGAAGAGGTAGTGTTTCCGTTGTTTGTCTGTGAACGCCTCTAGGTGGCCAAGGGCTATCTCCAGGGTTACGGCGGAGTCCTTGCAACAATACTCAAGGCGAGTCTGTAGGGAGTCCTTCTTTCTGTCTGACTTCCAATAGGGTTCTCGGGTCCAGATGGACGCTTGGACGCCCAACGCTTTTGGAAGCTCTGGGTATATCTCCCAGCCGGAGATCATGGTGTCCACCAAGATGTTCCTTATCAGGATCTTATATGACCACGCTAAGACCATCGCGTCGTAGAGTCCGTTTTGGAGGACTTTGGCAATTTCAGGGTTGTAAAGAACCTCTGAGAGTTTGCTAAGGACTTGTATCTCTTCAGAAAACTGGAGTCTTGAGAAGTCAATAATGAATGCAGACTTCGGATCAGTGGAGATGGATAAGTGGGGAATCCATGAGGGTTTGTAATCTTTACCTTTGTTACCGTCTTCATCATAAACTACACTTTTGTTTTCTGCGACGATTCCTCCTTCGATGTCGATTGAGAGGAGGTCGGAGGGTGTGATTTCTCCAAGTCTGGTGAGAATTTCGGCAGAGGATAGGCCGATTTCAAAGTGGCGGAGTGGGAGATGAAGGACAGGGGATGTGCCTTCATCTGCCGCCCTGCTGATGTCAAAACGGAATAGAGGTAACTGGTCAATTCGTCGAATGATCGCTGCGGGATGTAGTGTGCCGAGGCACTTGAATCCGAACATAGGCGAATTCGGATCTCTACATTCAAATAACGATCCTCGCTCGGCGGTGATGGAATATTCATATCCTTTAACTCCTGACTTTAATGGGTGGTGGTTGGATGGGTCCTTGGCTGCCTTGAGTGCAAGGTTGCCGAGTAGGACACATAGGTGTGGTTTGAATTCTTGAAGGTCGGCACGAAGTTGTTCGAGGCCTGTTTGGATTTCCACTCCGCCCCATGAGAAGCGGACAATTTGGTTGCTTGGGGGTTGGACTTGACAGACGTTGGCCATCAGACAAGTCGAGCGAAGGATCTTCGCGGAGGTTAGTGCCTTTTCGAGGAACTGTCCACTCGCACCTACAAACGGCTGTCCCGCGTTGTGCTCATCCATGCCCGGTGCCTCGCCGATGAAAGCGATTCGGTGAGCGCCTTCTGTTATTGGGAACTGTGACTGGACCCGTGGTAGAGAGTCTGGGAAACTTAACTTCATTTCCTCCCTCGCTCCGCTATCTCAATCAACAGTACACCAACGGTCTCTCTCCACCTCTTACCTCTTCCCGACAGAACAGCTTGTGCCTGTAGTCCCTTCATGTATTTAATTTCCTCGTACAGCTGTGCGATTTGGTTGGTTTTTTGACTCAGAGCCGTTTTGTTGGATTGATAGAGACGATCTAGTCTGTCGTAGCTTAACCGGGAGACGGTGTGTGCTTGTGTAGGTGCCTCCTCAAAATCCACCTCCAAGGGCGGTGGTAGGACTCTCTCTTTTTCAGTTAAAAATCCTAACTCTAACTCTTTTTCTCTGTCTGGTCTTTCGTCTTTGTTTTTCATATTGCGAGTCGGTTGATAAGTTCTCGTAGTTGGTCATTACGTAACTCTAAACTAAGACACAGTTCCTTAAGTTCTCGACCCAGAGGAGACTTTTCACTTTCTATTTCTGAGGCGTCTTGAGGATCTGATGGGACTGGCATCAAAACAGAACTTAGCCTTTCACTAACTTCTTCTATTAAGCTAGTCAGCCGTTGAAGTTGACTAGACATTTGAGATAGCTGCTCATCGATTGGGCTTTTAGGGACTGGGCAGGCTGTTTCGCCTATTTTTGATATTGCTGTATTCATTTTGTTTCGCCGTGTTTACGGTTTGGTTGTTTTGTATCTCTCTAGTGTTACGTTAATTGCATTCCTTGTGTCTTCAGCTCCTCCGTAACATTCTAATCGACTAGAAATTTCTTTGAGCAGTGTCAATACTTCCTCAACTGGCACATAGAAATCGTCCAGGTCTTTCTCGGGATAGCGAACGATAAGGGCCTTGTTGATTGAATAGAATCCTATTTTCATTTAAAGGTTACTCCTTGTGGGAACATGGATTTGTAATGATTGGAAAGGTCTTTGACTCCTTTGTTGTAGCGAGTCTCGTCACACTCAAAGGAGACGGGGAAAACGTTATGGTTAATAGCGGCCCGTGCGAAGGAGAACTCCCCACCGAATGGATCGAGCACGGTTTGGCCGTCTCGGACTGCCATTTTGAGGAGGAACGACCAGCACTTGAAGGGCTTCGCGAATGGGTTATCGTAGAGGGCACGCTCGGCGCTACTGTCGGCTTCCACAATACTCGTCTGCTGTGTCTCCACCAACTTTCCTGCTCCCTTCCTGAACTTCACACAGAACTCAAAGTCTTTTGTTGTGTTTATAAACCCTTGGGAGTTTTTGCACGGGTGGAGTTTTTTCCAGACCAGAGGCCATTGTTGCACGTGCCAACCCACATACTCTCCCTCCTCTACCAATGTCATAAAATGTATAGGATCACACCATAAAAACATAAATCCTTCAGGTTTAATTATTCTAAAACTCGCTTCAATGAACCAAGCAAGCAACTCTAAGTTCTCCTCAACCTTATGTGTATCTTTCATCTCATCAATGCCCTTCATCCCTTCAAGTGCTTTCATGTCAATTCCATACGGAGGGTCGGTTATAATGTGATGAACAGACTCTGGATCCATTTTAGGAAGTAGGTCTTCCACTTTCCCCAATATACACTGCTTAGAAAGCTCAATGACCACCGGTGGCATGTCTCCGTTAGGTTCAGATTCCGAGGGAGACGAAGAGATGGTTGTTGGGTTTAATAATGTCTTTGGGTTGAGTGGGCCGGAGATTGGGAGGGCGGTAGGGAGGTTGCCGATGGAGGGAGGAGATAAGTTAAGTGACTTGGTTATGTTGGCGGTTATTTTGTCCTCGGCACGCTTGGCCATGATGTCGAGGGCAACTTTTGGTGAGGATGCCGCGAGGATTTCGAGGTCGCCGGATGCGACGATGATTGCGAGTTTTTTCGCTTCTGAGACGTAGCCGGACGAGACTCCCTTTCCCATGAGGGCGGCTGTATGGCGTTGGCCCCATGTTTTACCACCTTTGGCCTCGAAGATTGCGAGTTCTATTTCGTTGAGGTTGCCGTTGGCTTCTTTTGCACGTTTTAGTTCGTGGGTCTTTGCGATTAGACAGACTTCCTCGGTCCATTTGAATGCATTGCGAGAGCGGTTCTCCTCTAGCTCTAACTCTGCTTGTTGGTCAGGGGACAGTTCATCGTAGAACACTGCTGCGACATGCTCCAATCCCAGGAGTTGATGCGCCAAAGTGCGCCTTTCGCCGGCGACTAGGGACATCTTACCCTTGTCTCGGTTGACTAAGATAGGGTTTATCAGGTCACAGGATTTGATTGAGTCGGCAAGGGACTGGATGTCCCCTTTGTCTTTGCGTGCTCGGTCTGAGATGAGGAGGTCTTTGAGGGGGACTAAAGTTCCTCCTTCTGGGTATCCTATTTTGCTGTTAGGGTAGGTTGGCATGAGTGGGCTCTGAGTGATTGATTGTGCCTGCAAGGAACCAGATCCATTCGATTAGACTGGACTTTTCGTGGTCTTTGAAGTGCTCGTAGAGTTCATTTTTGGTGAGGTTTTCGATGAGACGGGTTACGAATTCGTTGTTTCGTTGGACTCGGACATAGAGTTCTGAGGTCATTTTTTGCTTTCTTTGTTTTTCCGTAGGCGGTCAATGAGGGAGAAAAGAACCATGACGATCCTCTTTTGTTTCCAACAACTCCCTGGTCTTTCTTAATATTACACACTGAACCTATGATTGAAACGCGACGAGAAAGATTTCTCGCCGTTAGGGTTTATGCCGTGACTGGCTTGAGGAGACTTTTGATCTCGTTGACTTCACGGTCGTTGAACGAACGGGTACTAATCAGGGCGCGGCAGGTGCGGCCTTGAATTTGCTCGATGACTTCACGAGGGTTCGGACGATCACCTTGGCCTGTGCCGAGGATTGCATCCGAGAGTTCGGCGAAGTTGGTGGTCCAGTCCCAATCGCTACCAGGCTTGGCCTGCAATGGGCACCATTTTTTGAGTTTGTAACCCGGCTGGAGTTTTTTGCCCGTGTTAGGGGATTCGTGCTCCTCGGTGGTTGCAAACTCGATGACAACGTTTTTTCCGTCGCCTCTCGCGTTCTCTTCGATGTTGATGTCTTGGACTATCAACTCCATCTCCTGGTTGGGGAGGAGTGGGAAGTCGGTTGACATGGTTTGGAAGTCTTCGTCGCTACCGAAGTCTACCCCGTCTAGGTCTAGTGGATTAATAGGCATGGTTTTGTTGTTTTGTTTTTTCTAGTTTTCGTGGTTTCTAGGTTCTTTGTTTGTTTTTTCTTGGTTTTGTTTACGGGGGTTTGGACCCCTTAAACGTGAGTGTTTGAGTGGGCTGCTCCATGAGAGGAAGCTGCCGATGAAGTAGCAGGCTAGGAACATGCCGGCGCCGATGAAGAATGTGATTACGAATGTTCCTGCGTAGGCGTTGAGGGATTGGTCGGACGCTAGTGCGGCGTGGAACCCGAGGGACATCAAAGCTAGGCACAGACAGATTTTCATGTTAGAAGCCGGCTAGCTTGAGTGCTTCAGCGATTATGTCATAGCTAGTGTCAAAGGTGGGACATAACGGCAACGCTGTCTTGAGGTCGGCCACCTTTGTATCCGCTCTGGTTCGGATTTTGAACTCCGGGGGTTTGTTGTAAGGGACTTCAACGTAGGTTTCCCATACGTCTGCGAACATTGCTGGGACCTTTGCACGGGCCTGACCGGGGAGTAGGAACATCCGTTTGGTCTCGCCGGTTAGGGGGTTGTCCTTTTGATGTTGGTGACCAACTAAGATTGTCCTTTCTTGACACAGTACCAGCCAGAACCTACGGCGAACTCAAAGCCGTCCAGTCCTAACCCCTCCTCCCATGCCAAGACAACTTAAAGACTTCATTCTCGAAAACACCTGGAACCTGCTCCTGTTAGGCATCCACGGCACAGGCAAAACATCCCTAGCGTTACAATTCCCAAAACCCTACCTCATCGACGCCGACCTAGGTCTGTCCTCGTCCATCCCCCACCTCAAACGTAACTTTCCCAACCTGGAGTTCCTCTGGGCTACCCCATACGAGGACAGAGATGGGAAAGCCTACGACATCGACAAAGTCCCCGATGCACCCTTTAAGCGTTTGATGGTGCTGCTGAACGAAGCCTACGCAAACAAAGACGTTGAGACAGTAATCCTCGATAGTGCAACAGCCCTCTCTGACATCTTCCTAGACAAAGTCCGGGTGGACCACGCCGCTGACCCTAACGTGAAGGCCAGACCAGTGAGGGGCAGCAACCTCTCCCAACCCGAATGGGGTCGATACTTGTTTTTGTGGACAGACTTCGTAACCCGTCTGAAAGCCAAAAAGAAAAGGACAATCTTAGTTGGTCACCAACATCAAAAGGACAACCCCCTAACCGGCGAGACCAAACGGATGTTCCTACTCCCCGGTCAGGCCCGTGCAAAGGTCCCAGCAATGTTCGC